TTGCGCGCGAATATATTCCAAACGATGCAGCCAATACCCGCCTGTTTCATCGGTAAACACGACAGCCAGCACACTAGCATCCCCGCTTGCACTGCCAAAGGCAGGATCCCACCACGCGCTGGCGGACACCATTTTACGGTCGCCGATCAGCATCAGATGAATTTCCTTGGTGTAATCCAGCGCCGCTTCATAACGGCGAAACGCGGCAGGGTCTAAACGCCCTTCGGCAATGTTTACAGGCGTTAGCATCATCTGCGCGCTGAACTTATTTGGGCCTGCTGCCAGTCGCATACGCTCGATATCTGTTAGCGCAAAACGTTCAGGCCATGCGCTCTGCCCACCCTCATCAAGCACAGGAATTTCCAGGCGGCTGAAACCGTTCAGAAAAGGCTGGGTTTCACCAATTTCTTCACGCGCGACATCGGCGTAAATCGTGTACCAGCTATGGGGCGTACCGATATAAAGCTGCGTGCCGTTCGGTACTAAAACAAATTCATTTTCGGCAAGCCGCTCTCTCAGTGCTGCGCGTTTATCCGCCGTATCACACGTGTTCGGCACTTCGACATCATCGCAGATAATCACATCGGCGCGGCTGCCCGTAATATTGGCTGTTATGCCTTTTGCCAACATCGAAGGATCGCGCAGCTCTAATGTGCGATTGATCGTAAAACGCTCTGCTCCCCATTGATCGGCTTTATGCGGCTTAAGCTTTCCCGTTAAGGGATGTGCTTCGATAATGCGTTTAACATTTCGCACCATCTTTTTTGCTAGAGCCAGATCAGCGGCGAGAACTAAAATTCTTAAGTCCGGATTTCGATAGAGTAGCCATGCGGCAAACAAACCTACTATTGTGCTTTTTCCTGCACTTCTAAAGGCCATTAACAATAAGCGCTTATCCCCATTTATCCAGCTATGCTCTAGCCAATTGGCCATTTGAATATGAATATCAGGCGTCGCTTGGCGCATGCGCTGGTTCCAGATTTTTACAAATACCCAAAATGGTAAATTTTTCATGGGACCTCGCCGATTTATGAGTTTTAAAATGCGCATTAAAAAAGCCGCATCCATAGAGGCGCGGCTTGTTTAAAGTTTTATATGCTTAATTTGTTATTGAGGCTTAAAAGCGTTCTCAACATAGGTTTTTTGAAGATTTTTCAAATCAATATTGAAACCCATAATATCTACAGACCTCATATCAGGTCTATTTTGCCCTGCCAGTTTATGACTAACACCTGCGACCCCACGGCAAACACGCTCTGGGTGAATGCCTGCCACATTAAACGCCTCCAATATTACATTAACACGCTGTAGAGACGTTTTATACTGAACATAAGCTGGTGTATTTTCTTTATACGTTCCATCACTGCTCCCATATACATAGAAGACAATATTGGGGTCATCTGCATATTTTCGAAACTTATCAGCCAAATCATTAATGGCTTTGCCTGCATATTCATTTGGTTCGATTGAACTTCTATCATAGCTCAGATCCACATCCATAACCTTTTCACCAGCTCTACTTGCTCTATCCTGCATATAGCTCCACAGCCATTCAGGGGCATCTTCAGGTTTCTCGCTGATGTTATTCGCGCCATAACCTCTTTTAATGGGGCTTTCATCAAAAGGGTACGTTTCATAGCTAGTTTCACCTTGAAAACAATCTAAAGCGAGTTGCATGAGTTCATAACCGCTTTTTTGCGATTCGCTTATTGGAGCGCGCTGCTCTATAGGCTTTTCTGGAACATCAAGATGTGAGCCGGCAAACATGCTTTTGAAAGGACGCAACACATTCTCGAACGCTGGATTATCATACAAAACTGTTACAGCTGTCGTAACAACAATACTAGCAGCAGCCAGAATAGCTACATACCCTTTTCCTTCATTACGTGGAGGCCCAAAGCTCATAAAATATCCATATTTTTTATCGAAGGCCGTCGTTATAACGTAGTCTATAAATTATGTCAATTTTTATGGCAAATTATGGGCATTGGCGATGATTTGTTCCAAATCAATTATATTCTCAGGTGGCTCAATCCCTGCGATAGAAACAAGCTTTAATAAGAGTTCGATATGAGCGAGCGCCATTTTGCATGCGTCGTGATGCAATTTAAACTCTTTAGCTTTTAGAGCTGTAATAGCACTAGCCTCTTCTTCGGCAAAGCGTTGATATGAGAGTATTGCCACCTCGATGGCAGCGGGAAGAAATGCCGCAATATCATCGCGCATTTTTGCTTCTATTTCAGGCATGTAAGAACCATCCTTATAAGATTAGAATTTAGAAATGATGTACCATTGATTTCCATCAGAGACGACACTCAGCGCGTCATATTGAGAGGAAAGCGGCTGTGCATATCCATCTGGACCAGAACCGCCTTGCTCGCTCACTGTGATAACATTTGAGGAGCTGTCGGTCTTTTTGATCGTAATTGTGCGGCCCACAGCCTCTGCTGCATCTGCGGGCGGTAAGCGCGCTGTCATCGTTCCTGAATAGCTAGATAATAGATATGTATCGGTGGCCATATCGATGTCATATGTGCCCGTGCCATCATAATAGCGCGTATTTCCAGGTGATCTATTTGAGGCAATTACAAACCATTCAGCACCATTTGAGAGCATCATCACATAATCATTTTCAACGCCTAGAAAATAGCTACGCCCATCGGGGCCATTTCCATCGGTTTCTGCGACTGTTATCACATTGGCAGAGCTATCTGTTTTCTTAATGACCATCATTGCGCCTGTGCTCTCGGATGCCTGCGGAAGATTGACGGTTAATGCGCCGCCATAGCTTGAAACCAAATGAATAGAGTGCGATAAATCCAAAGAAACGCCACCACTCGAATCTATATATTCAGTGTCGTATCTCTGCAGGGTTGAGAGCATATCGACACAGGCTGTTTTTTGCAGGTAATTCTTGTTCGGATAGCCTGCATTATAAGCACTATATGCTCCACCTGAAAGATCATAAATTGCTGCGCCATTACTGACCGAGAGCAGATTATATATCGAGGTTTCGGAAGAACTGGCTTCAAGCTTTACATTAGGAACAAGGTTAAAGCTCTCGGCATAGGGGTTAATCAGGATCGTCTCCCCTGCCCCTGCACCAATAATAAAGCACCCATCTGCGCCGCCATCGACATTGGCTTCACAATCAATAAAAGCATTATTATAGCGCCCATGCTCAATATAAAAGCCAGCGCCCGTTATAGCGGCGCCATGGCTATATACCCTGCAAGCATGGAACTTATTCGCATTCGGGGTATCGCCGTTTCCACTGAGCGTTAGGTGAAAGCCATATTGCGCAGGCTGCTCCACAAGAATGCGTGAGAAGTTATTCCAATAACAAGGCTTATTCGTATCGTCATAGCCATCAAGCTGCACGCCAATATTGGGGCCAATGAGCGTGATGTCTGTGATGCTGAGCTGAACAACAGGCCTAAGCAAGCCATAGAGTTTAATACCGATATCGCCACCTTCAATCCTAAAACCAGAAAGCTTAATAAAATCAGCAACAAGCTCTAAAGCATTAAAGCTATTACTTTGACATTTAAGGATCGCACTATCGCCCGCACCGACTATGGTTTTTCCTGCGCCAATTTGAATAGTGGAGCTTATGAGATATTCACCTGGCGGGATATAGATCGTGTCATGTGCACTTAACGCATTTATGATCGCATTTGTATCATTGGTAAGGCCATCGCCTATGGCGCCAAAATCCTTGATCGAAATCATATCAGCAAGCTTGTCACTCGAAAGACGCGTAGCCGCACCTGTGCCTTGCGCCATAAAATCGCTCGGCGCACTCACCACCGCTTCAGAAAGACTTAGTGCTACCGGATGACCATCACCATCAAAGCCCAGCGCTTTATTTGCTCTCTCAGATCGGCTGGGTAGTTCGACATTCGCTGGCGTTTCATGATCGCTATAGCGCAACATCAAATCATTTTCGCGATTAACTTGTTGCAGGGCTGCGACCATATAGTCCAGCTCTGTATTGATCGATAAGGCGCTAAAATCACCGCCTTCAAGAAAGTCAGTAATACGCTCAATTGGTAGTTCACGCGCCAGCGTTATGACTGCCCCCTCATTGGGAGCCGCTTCAAAGCTCACACTTCCTCCGGCAGTTTGCCCAGCGCCAGAGATATTATAGCCGCTGACCTGCTTTGCGCCATCTATATAAACCGCTAAATCTTCAGAGGCGAAGATCGGAAAGCCATATTCAAACTCAACTTGCTCACCATTTGCCACATAACGCACGATCGGCGTTATAGCGGGCATTTTCACATGCTCGGTCATTTTGAGGTTACTCCTGATTTAAAAAATTAAAATAAATCGCTAAAACTATCGATTTCATCATTGAGTTTTTGGCTTTGCTGGAGCTGAGAATATTGCAAAACATTAAGTGCTTTACTTTGTTCCAGCTCCAGATCGAGGGCTGCATTTTTAAGCGCCGTTGATTTACGAGCCGCTTCTAACTCATCTTCGGTTTGATCAAACATCCCCAACAAGACAGCTTGTGCGCTGCCACCAGAAGAGCTTACCCCACTCGCGCCATAGCTTGCGCGCTGCGCTGCGACTGCGCGTTTAAGAGCATCTTTACGCTCTTTTTCCTCCTGCGCCTGCGCATCTGCTAGCTGCTGTCTATCTAGCGCTGTTTGCTGCGCCAGTTGTGATTGCTGTAAGTTTTGAGCGTCTTGAAGTTGACGCAGCGCTAAATCTTGCGCTTGTTTTTCAGCCGAATTCCCGCTTAGCGTTTCTACTGTTTCAACGATCGTATTGACCGTGCCAAGCGTTGAGGCGACTGAGCCAAGACCGCTGGCGATTGATGTTACTGCACCCATTAAAGATACTCCTTTATCTTGATCTATAATTAGTCATTTACTTTGATTTGCGTGGTTACACTGAGCAGCGTGAAGCTTAACGGATCAGCTTGCTCGATCGTCCAAAGCGGCTTTATTGAATCATTGACCCAGCCTAAACCGCGCAGCTTTATATCGCCGCTGATTTGGGGTGGCGGCTCGTCAAGGACTTCATCTTCGCCAATTTGACGCAGGGGAATATCGCGAAGACCGCGCCCTAAATCGACATTCAGGCTTTGCGTATCCTTTAAGCGAAAAGCTGCTTCAACCAAGCGAATTTTGCGTCCACCACCTGCCGCTCCTAGTTCGCTCGGAGGCAGTGGCTCTATTTTATGCGTAAAAGGTAAGCCTATCTGCACCGCATTTGCGGCCTCTTCGAGATTGACTTGCGCACTGGCGACTATTTGTGAGGCGGCAACCTGCCCATCCGCCAATATAGAGACTTGCTTGTTTTCCAAGTGATCTAGACCTGACCAACTTGTCGTCGCGGCGCCGCTTTCACCACTCAGTGCTGAATCCATATATAAAGATTGATCGAGTAACTCTATGAGATATTGGCCATTTCTTAAAATCAGCATATAAACCTCCTCGCCCACTACAGCGACAGAGAGCACTTGCCCATCCGTTTCATGCAGCGTCCACGCGGAGACTTGTTCGGCGCGAAAAACTGTGAGCGCTGCAAAGGCTCCATCCTCACGCACCACAAATAAAAGGCGCTTTTTAGGGTCATAATCCATATCAACAGGATATTGAATGACATGACGCGAGAGCAGCGCTAAATCATTAGACTGATACGCCTCCTCTAAGTCGGTATAGATATATTCCTGAATTTGCTCCTTATTACGTGCTACAAAAATCGTCGCCCCATCCACGGTTACCGGCCTTAAATGCCTATCCACGACTGAGCCAATACGTGTTTGGCGGCTAACTTGCACACTTGTTGGGGTTAGCGGGTCACCTGTTGCGACCCATTCCGCGCCTGAGGTGAAAATCTGCAAGTGCCGGCTGGAAAAAACTGCTCGAATTGCATTGACCTGATCAGAGAGAATTGAGAACTCTATCGCTTCATCATCCAAGCCCTCTCCCAAATCAAAATTAAAGAGATCTCCGCTTTTGGAAAACCACATACGGTTTGGCAAATCTCTTGAGCCTCCTATCACAAGGCGATCTTGGTGGAAAGCGACTGTCGCGGGGTAACCACGCACCGGGCTGAACGCTTGCTCGAACCAGTCGATTGTTTCATCGCTTGAGGGCAGATCCTCAATCGTTGTTGCGCTTACAACTGTCGCTGAGTCAAAATCTGTAATCTCAAGCTCTGCACCTGCAACGCGCATACGTGTTCCAACATGATCAGCCTCAAAGACACTTGCGGAGGCGGTGAGAGTAATATCGCCGCTCACAGCGCTCGGGGTCACGCTGACTTCAGAGTCTGCATATTTATAATAGGGTTGATAAATAATATTTTCATCGCTGAAAAAGCTCCAGCTTAGCAAACTCCAACTGCCTGCCCCTGTGCGCACCAACCTTTTGGGCGGAGCATCAGGGTGAGTCAAAAGCAGCGTATCGGCGCTCTGAGTCCAAGCGAGCTGATCGATTTGGCTCGCGCTCCATGGTGCAGCTATAGTCGCTTCCTTCACCCCATCCGCATAGATATCAATCTGTGCATCTGTGATGACCAACAGATATGTTTGCTCGGTGTTAAATTCAAAGGCGATAAGCTTACCTGCCCCTGCCGCTGTATCAATATAGCCTAGCCCATCTCTTCTGCGCACGCCGCCTGTTGGCTTAATAAACACATTCCGAAGCGCTAAAGCTCCATTTTCATAGGCGCGCAAATCCCCGCGCCCTAGCAAATCACTAGACACTTCACCGGCGGTGAAGGTGGTTTTTACTTCACGTATTCTTGTCATTATTTTTCCTTTTAGTATTTTCGCCCTTCGGGCACTTCGCGGTTGCGCTCGCAGTGTTACAATTTTAGACAAGCCCAAAATCACTATTCTTTGTTTCCTTAAATCCCGAGAATGCAGGCCATAAAAAACCCGTTCCTTCAGTGCGAAGAACGGGTCATGTGCAAAAAATGCAGTGCTTTATCTATGAGCCTGGATAGCTATTCCAGAAAGCATGAACGTCTGGTGCCAAATTTTGAGCCGCGCAAGCTTCATCAATTTCACTATATAGAGAAGGGTTTTTTGCTTTTATATCTGCAGGTGTTTTTGCCGCAATTTCGCAAACTTTTGGCTCAACCTTTAACTTCGGTGCAGCAGGTTCTTGCTCTCTTTTATCAATAGAGGACATCACAGCAGCCAAAAAAGCGGCACTTAGCGCGATCACTGCATAGAGTTTTTTGTTGCTAGAAATATTGCTCATCGCATTATATTGCACAGTATAAATCAGACAGTCAATTTTTGAATAAGCAAAACCTATCCCAGTATATCAGCCCCGCACATCAATCAGCGTGAATTTATCAATCGCGTTTGGCGTATCGGATTGCGCGTCGATCTGGCGGGCGCGATCTAACTCTTTTTCTGCGAGCTTATAATGCATTTCTGCCCGAGACGTACTCTCGGTGACGGGAATTGTAAATTCAGCTGATAAACGCGCGATGAGGGCTTGATCGAAATATGGCGGAAAAGCGCTTTCATCAGGGGCGTAAATATAAGTGAGCAGAACATTTGGCGCATCACAATGAAGTGCATCACCCATGATGCGATATTTAAGCCCTCGCCCTTTCGCATTCCCGCCAACAGAGATGGCGCGCAAATAATCATTCGGCAGCGCATAAGCATAAGAGAAATCTGCTTCCGGTGCATCTTCGAGCTGACTTAGCTCAATCTGCCCGGTTGCAAAACTCCACGGATAAGCGGAGAGCAGCGCATCGCGCACAGGCTCGTATAAAGCGCCAGCCACTTCGCTTTCGGCTGAGCCGTCCGAAAAGCTGGTGATTGGGCTCGCGCCAATACGAATAAGGGCACGCGCACATAGAGCTACATCATTTAAGGCCATATTTTTAATTCCTAATTTGTTAAAGTTAAAAAATCGGTACTTGCGGCCTCACACTCTACCTACATTAAAAAAGGCGAGAATGAGGAGATAGCCTTTTCTCAAAAAGGGCATAGTTATAAGGCCGCAAGACCTGCTTCGATACATAAAGCGGCACACGCAAAGGCGTCTTGTTATGAGCAGCGCCATTTAAACGCGCACAGAGGAAAGGACGCTTTGAGATAAAGCAAAGCGCGGGCGAACTGCTCAATATATAAACAAAAGACGCGATCAGTGTCAGCGTACTATATGGGGGAGGACTAACTCAGAGCTTAGCGTTTAAGCATAAGCGCTGATGCTGACACTGCCACTTGCAACAGCCGAGACAATATAGAAATTTGTCGCCGGCGTGCCGTCTGTATCGACATTCGCAATAATAAGATCGCCCACACGCAGCATATCTGATGCTTTATCAAAATAGCCGCTTGTTGTTATATCTGCGTCTTGGCTGGTGTAATGCCAGAGTGTGAAGTTATTCGCATAGGCTAGAACACTTAAATCGTTTGTAATAAATGACATATCTTAATTTCCTTTCTATGCGTCTCTACGCGTCTGGCGTTTCATCGCAGTTAATGACAATCACGCCTGCTTCATCTATTAGGCCAGCGCCTTGGCTCATCATGTTATTGACGAAATGCGCAGCGCGATCGCCATGCCATGTCACATCTGTTTCCACATCGGAAGCACTTGCGTGACCCACAGCGGTTTTGTGATACCAGAAGCATGAGCGGATATCGTTCTCATCTACAGGCAAGCCTGAATGAGGAATAAAGAGCGTGCCGAGGAACATCTTGGCCTGCGTGACGCCTGAGAAAGGAAGCGAGTCTGTGCCGACGTAATCAGCGTTGATAAACTCTTCAATTGTCAGTAATTCTGACCATTGCTTCCAGCCAACAATACAGAAGCGCTGGCCATCATCGGGCACATCCGCTTCTCCGAACATTTCAAAAGCTTCTAAGATCTTGGCTTTTGTCATGCCCTCATTCCCATCAGCGATCGTATTGCTTGATGCGTCTTCTAAGGCGCTTAGGATTAACTCATCTGTTTTGCGGCCTAAAGCACTCGCACCAGCAGCGGCGATTACTTGACGCTCATCGATATTGAGCTTTAGCTCATCCAAACGATCGATCCAATCTCCGGCATAGAAATCCTCTAAAATCACCTCGATATTAGAGTGATCTAGATTCATCACCGGCACCATGCCATGCGTGGATTTAGTCGAGGCCGTGCCCTTACCGATCTTTTGAAAGACCGCGCTGGAGCCGTTAACATTATTGATTGTGCGCACAGTGTTTCTTAACTTAGAACCCTGACGCTGATAGGCCATATGCACTTCTTTTTCGAACTGCTTAATGAAGGCCTGGTCTATGGATGTAGACATAAGGCATTTCCTTTTTGGTTAATATGTTTATGGAAGGGTTACGAAGCCCGATCTTCGTATGGGTTTATCTGTGAATTTTTCTTCACAGGACCGAAACGGGGAAGCTGCAGGCTTTACAAAAGGTTATCTGCGCTTCTTTTAATTTTACATGCAATAGTGATATTTACACCCAATTGTAGGAATAAAATCATAAAAAGTCAAGTTTTTGCGTTATTTTCTTGATTATTTTACTTCTCTCTAATATATGCCATATAATTGACACAATTGAATTATATACAAACTTTACATATATTAAATAAAAGTGTAGAGTGTATTTTTTGCAGGGAGATAGGCGACAATGTTTAGTCGTTTTTTCAAAACTTTAAATGCCAATAATAATAATGGCCAGAGCTTACCATTCAGTGAGCTTGAAACGCATCAGCGACGTCATCAGCGTCGTGATAATGATCGTTGCGTGGCTTTAATTGAAAACAAAGTCTACCCTATACAAAACTGGTCAATCGGTGGGGCGTTAATCCGCGCTGATGAACGCCTATTCTCTGTTGATGATGAGATTGGCCTCACTATCAAATTCAAATTTGAAAATGATATGAGAGACGTCACTCAGCTCGCGCGCGTTATTCGCAAGAACTCAAACAACATCGCTTTTCAATTTGCACCTTTAACAGGCAAAGGGCGCAAAAACTTCGAGTCTATTCTGAATGAATGCATGAACGAAGAATTTGCACACTCGCAAATGGCTCAATAGCCTCTCCGCCCTACTCTCCGTATAGCTGTTTAAAGCCTTCTGTCACCTTTGCAATATATGCAGGGTCTTTATCTTTCCAATAGCGCGGGTCTCGCATCATAGATTGCAGATCAGCATCTTGCACATGATTTACTGGCGTGTCTGCACGCTTTAAACTTGGCTCTTCCGTCTTCATCATACGGTGAAGAGCCAAAACCCCTTCATAAGAGCTGGCTAAGTTCTCAAGCACATCAGAAGGCAAATTCTTTTTACCAAATGAGAGTAATTGCTTAGAAACCATACGCCACTGCTCTTGCCCACCAAAATGAGAGACAAGCTTTTCCAACTCTCGATCAGCCGCAAAATCGTGCGCTAGCTCTTTCATCATCGGCAGCATTTTTTCAGCGGCTAAATCATATACTGCTTGTGCCTGCTCCTGTGTAAAGCCGGAGCGATATAAGCGATCATTCACATCTGCATCAGCTTCAAAAAGACCGTGATCGCATTTAATGCAATACTCATCAGGCGTTTTGGGTACTGAAGGGGCAGATGACATTTTACGCTCAAGCGCAGCATATGAATTCACAAGCGCTTCAAGACGCAGCGCGCCGCTTTCAGGGTTTTTAAATTTATCTGGAATGATTGCCGGATCGACATCTTCGATTAAGAGGTTACTCGTTTCTTCAGTCATTATACTTTACTCCTTTATGGTTGAAGATTGAGATTGCGCACTAAGCTTTTCAGCATCTTGCTTCACATTTTGCGCGAGCGTTACAACTGGGTCTTGCTTACGAATAAGATCGCTTGGTACGCCTAGTACATCTCCCAGATAGCGCGCCGCTTTGGGTAGATTCATAGCTGCTTGCGCTTCAGGGCCCATCGCCATGACAGAATTTATCCAGCTGAGTGTATTTTGCACATTGCGCTGCGCTTGTGAGCGCGCCAAAGGTGAGCGATAATCAACCATCACATAACGTCCATCAAGATCGATATCAGGCACTTCGCCTCTGCGTTTTAAAATCATATAAGCGCGTTTTATAAGCGGCGTTAGAAGCTCTGATTGCAGACGCCCATATGTCGCACCCAAGACCAAAGCCATCTCCGCAGAGCGCTCCAACACCTCGGTTGCTGTCATAGAAGGCCCAGAAATCGGCGCCAATTTATCAGAGAGAAGCGCTGATCTTATGCGCGAATGCAAACTCTCAAGAACAAGCTGCGAGACGTCAAAACTGCCGGGCATAGAAAGTGGCTGCAGCCCCTTAGAGCCTATGGCTTTGGGGATTATACTGCCTGGTGTTAAATCTATATTTGCTGGATTTAGCACGCCATCATCATCAGCTTGCCAGATTCCTGTTACTGAGATCGACGCATTTTTCAAAATCAGCTCGACAACTTTATTGGCTGTTTTAATATCTGGCAGCGCCTTCATCACAGGCGAGCGGCCATAAATCTCACCTGGGCTTTTTAGCCAACGGAAAGAAATAATTGGCGAGCTATTAAAGCGGCCATTGCTCAGTAAATATGGCGCATCACCCACATCCATCAATATGGCGTGATAGCTATAGACAAGCTCATCAGGCATGATTGCTTCCAGCACCTTAAAACGTGCTTGGGGATCACGGGAGGCACGATTATAAACTTCATCGGGAATAATAGCGTCTTCATAACGGGCATTGAGCTGCCCTAAAGAAAGCTCCATTTGGCGATAAGCTCCATCAAGCGTACCATTAACCCCCTCTTCTAAAACCAGATGGGTCAGCGGTATAGCTGCAAAATTAAAAGCCGAAAAACTTCCCGGCTCAGATTCTTCAAAGACTAGACTTGCTGTCCCCCCGACAATGAGGTCGAGATAGCACTGATGCACTTCCACGGCAAAATTCGAGCGATCAAAATGATCCTGCACAGCCCGAGCCGCTTTTTCCAAGACGGGTGCTAAACGCTCGGCTTCTTTATCACTAACAGCTGGTCCAGGTTTCAAGCCAAACCATTGCGACCAGCTAGGCGTTAAATTCCCAAGCATTGAGGCCGCAAGCCTATCAGCTGCATCCATGGCTGTCGCGTCATAGATATGATCTTTTTTACGCGCACCGTTAAGAGGCTTATGCGTAAAGCCGCCGCGTTGCGGGAGTGCATAATCATAGCATTCCTGCCATATATTTTCCCAGCCGCCTCGCTTTTTCATCGCAGCTTCATAGCGGCGCATAACAGACTTTAAGCGCGCTTGAACAATCTCAGGCTCATCGCGCTGAGTTTCTAATATTTGTAATGTCATGATTTATTATCCTTATAGATTAAGGTCTGTAGAGCTTAGTTTTCAATAGGCTCTAGAAGGCTGGCTTTTTTGCTATTCGCCCAGCAATGTTTTGCGCTGCACTTGTGACGTAATGTCATTCAACACGCCGCCTAAAGACGTTTGGATTGTGCCAAACGTTCCGCGTTTGCGGCGCAATAAATCTTCGCTTCTTTCTTCGGATGCACTTAAGGCATCGTCGATTTCATTATTGGTTTCGTTCTCATCTTGCCCTGTATCATTCGTAGAGACAGAGGGCGTATTCACATAGACAATTTTAGGGGTTGAGGCTGCGCTAGAGGCGCGAGAGCTTAAGCTTCCCATTGTAAGGCTCCTTGCGTAAAGAGGTTAGAATAATCGATTGTATTAAGGCCGTTATTTTGATGCTCATATGCGCTAGATTTTTTCGCTTTCGCTTCATTTGCGCGCATCAAATAGCGGTAGAGTTGATAAGGCGTAATCACAAAACGGTTATGAATACCAAGCACACGTTTTACGGCTTCAACACAGCTAAAAACTCCTATTGGTGCAGTTTTACATGGCTTTGAAATCTCCGCTTCAACGACCATATGACCTCGCCGCCTCATCCATGCCGGCAGATCAAAGTCCGCGGGCATATCATGCACTAGGATTTCAGTGTAGTTAGAGAGCGGATCAATCGTGAGCCAATGCTGCCCATCATTCATAATGATCGCGCAATGCCTAAACCCAACCTTTAAAACTTTCAGCCATGGTAAATCCGCTTGCGGGCTAAAAATAACATAAGCTTTTGTGTGTTCTGATTTTTGAATATTCATTAGAATCTCTCCCCATTCAATGTTGTTGGATATTGATTTTCAAACAGTAAGGCTTCTTGCGCCCAATTTTCGTGAGGCTGGCGCTGCGCTTTAATAATGCCTTTAGTCTCTAAAGCCTCACCCAGACACTCTAGCGCTTCTTGCCAAAGGTAATAGCTGCGTTGTTCCTTAACGCGTCGTGGGTCTGGCGCCATGTAACGGCGGCCATAATGGCGCAAGACGAGTAAGTGATCTTTTTGAAGGCGGCGCTTACGATAAAGACGATCAAGCGTCTTCAAGATATCAATTGGCTCGCATGGACGGTTATACACACTTTGTCCCGCTACAAATTTAGCCCCTTCATTCTTAGCTTGTTGAGCAGATATGAACCAAAACCATGCTTCTTGTGCATCCTCAAAAGGGTGAAGCTCTTTACCAAGATCAGCACTATCATATTGATTTATTTTATTTTTCATTTTGCTCAT